CAAAGCCTAATCAGTAAGTCCTTCCCAAATTAGATGTTAAATACCAACAATGGCATGCCGTTAGGCTTTGATATATTACCGAGCATTTGTCTCGGTTCTTTTAATAATAAGGAGGAGAATATGAATATTGTTGAAAAAAGATTAAATGAGCTAAAACCTTATGAGAATAACCCTAGAATCAATGATGGAGCAGTGAAATTTGTCAAGAATTCTATTGAAGAATTCGGCTTCAAAGTGCCTATTGTTATTGATAAAAATGGAGTGATTGTTGCAGGTCATACACGATATAAAGCTAGTCAAGAATTAGGCTTAGAAACTGTTCCTTGCGTGGTTGCAGATGATTTAACAGATGAACAAGTAAAGGCGTTTAGAATTGCAGATAATAAAACGGCAGAAAAAGCTTCGTGGGATTTAGATGCATTAAAAACAGAAATGGAAGAGTTAGAAGAAATTGACGGAATCGACATGAGAGATTTTGGATTCGGCGATTTTGAAATTAGTGCATTAACTGAGGACATGGACGCAGAAGGATATGACAATGAGCTTATGGACGCATTTAGCGAACATTCAGAAGATATGCTAAAAAAGCAACGTGTAATCATTACATATGAAACAGAAGAAGAACAATTATATTTAGAAAAGCTTTTACAGGTTACTGAATTGAAAGTATGCTACGACATCAAGGAATTAATGCATGAATAACATCTATTATGCAATAGCTTAATTATTAAAAGAAAATGGAGGATATAAGGTGAATAAAATTAGTGAGACTTATCAATCACCAAGATGGACAGGAGAAATTGCAGATTGCTCATTACCGGTAACATTTGATACATATTCCAACTGTTCATTTGGGTGTGTTTATTGTTTTAGCCAATATCAAAGAGGTATTGGTGCAAGTAAAGAAGCATATCTCAATAAAGATGTGAAATGTATCAATGTTGAGAAGTGTAAAAGGATTTTCAGTGGAGAAGATACAAAATCACAATTCTATAAATACTAAAGACAGACGTCCTATTCAATATGGTGGTTTATCAGACCAATTCGACGGATATGAAAAGAAATATGGTAAAACCTATGAAATGCTCAAGTATATGAAATCTATTAACTATCCTATCTGTTTTAGTACAAAATCGGCATGGGTATTTAACGACCCTAAATATCAAGAATTATTCAAAGGTGCAGACAATTGGAATGTTAAGTTTAGTATCATCACACTAGATGAAGAGGACGCAAGAAAAATCGAAGTAGGTGTGCCAAGCCCAAGAAAAAGACTTGAAGCAATGAAAAAGTATACTGAACTATCAAAAGGTGGTGCAACTTTAAGATTGCGTCCGTTTATTGTAGGAGTGTCAGATAAAACCTATCTAGATTTAATTAGAGAAGCCAAAAAGGCAGGAGCTACTGCGGTTACTACAGAGTTCTTTTGCTTAGAAATGCGCTCTATTAAACAAGCTAAGGAGCATTATGATGTGATTAGTGAATGTGCAGGATTTGATATTGTAGATTTCTATAGAAAACATTCAAATGGAAGTGGATATTTAAGACTTAACAGAAAAGTAAAGGCTAAATACATTCAAAAGATGAAAGAGCTATGTGATGAATTAGGTATGCGATTCTATGTATCAGACGCACACTTTAAAGAATGTTCAAATAACTGTTGTTGTTGCGCATTAGACAAGAATTGGGATTACTCAAGAGGAAACTTTAGCGGAGCTTTACAAATTGCAAAGAAACATGGAAGAGTACATTGGAAAGATATTGAAAAGGATATGTATTTCTTAGACTTTGAACGTAACAAAGCGATTGGTTTCAATACGAATACATCAGAAGCCAGGGCGAAATATGCAGGAATGACAATGAAAGATTATCTGCATTATTTATGGAATTCACCAAAAGCAGGACAATCACCTTACAAAATTTTTGAAAAGGTTCTAAAGCCTGTAGGATTTGATGAAAATAATGACATCATTTATGAATACGATAATTCAGTAACATTCTTAAAAAGAACAGAGGAGATTACAGAACTTGAAACAGAAGAAGCAAGACACGTCTAGAGAAGAACATTTACGCCAAATGAAAATCGTTGAAGAAGAATTAGAAAACACGAAATCAGAATATAGAAAAAGAGATTTAAGAAAAAGATCGCAAAGGCTTAAAAAGCAATTGAATCAATATGATTGTTATAGGGGGTATTAAAATAGCAGAGAAACACGCAGGAGGACGTCCAAGAGTAAAGATTGATTATGAAGCAGTTGAAAAGCTCGCTTCTATTGGATGTACTCAAGAAGAAATTGCAGATTTTCTAGGATGTTCGGTAAGAACATTATTAAGAAATGGAAAGTTTTGTCAGACATATAAAAGAGGTATAAGCCACTCAAAAAGAAGTTTAAGACGTATGCAATTTGATAAGGCTTCAAAAGGGAATACGACTATGCTTATTTGGTTAGGTAAACAAATGCTTGGACAGAGCGAAAAGGTTGAGCAAACAATGACACATGAGATTGAGGACTTAACACCTTTGGCAGATTTATTAAAATGATGACTAGAACAATTCCTTGGGGGAAATTTTCAGATAAACATAAGAATTATATTAAGACCGCCCTAAATTACAAACAAAGTGTAGCAGAAGGAGCGGTACGAAGTGGTAAAACGATTGACCACTGCATAATCTTTTCAATGTATTTAGAAACATGTGAAGATAAAATACATTTAGCGAGTGGGTCAAGCTTACCGAATGCAAAATTAAATATAGGTGACTGCAATGGTTTCGGCTTAGAGCATATCTTTCGTGGGCGTTGTCGTTGGGGTAAATACAAATCAAACGAAGCATTATTTATCCAAACAAAGACAGGCGAAAAGATAGTGATATTTACAGGTGGTGGAAAGTCCGATTCATATAAGAGTATATTAGGTAACTCATATGGAGGATGGATTGCCACCGAAATAAATGAGCATTACGATTGTGATGATTCTAGAACAAGCTTTATCAAGGTAGCGATGGCAAGACAGATTGCAAGCGTACATCCATTTACATTATGGGATTTAAACCCATCAAATCCAAACGCAGACATTTATAAGAATTACATAGATAAATTCATGGGATTAGATTGGTATAGATATGAGCATTTCAACCTCTTTGACAATGCTACAATGAGCCAAGAAAGAATCGAAGAAATTCAAAACAAATATGACAAGAATTCAGTATGGTACAAGCGAGATATTTTAGGGGAAAGAATGGTTGCCGAAGGTCTAGTCTTTCCTTATTTTGCTAATGACTGCAAACCTTACCTATTCAAATATCAGAGTCTAAAAGAAAATATGAATGAAAAAGGAAAAAGGTTCAGTCATTTGATTATAGGCGTTGACTTTGGAGACAATGGCTCAAAGTATTCATGGCACTTAACAGGATTTACAAATGATTGGGATTATATGTGGGCACTTGATGAAGGAGACATGACAAAGTCAAACTCAATTGACGCTACAAAGTTCTGTAAAGCGTTTGTAAGGTTCTATAAGCGTTGTATTGAATGTTACGGATATGTAGAATGGATATTTCCGGATAGTGCTTCTAATACGTTGATAAACACACTTAGAGCGTATTTCTACGCAGAAGGGTTAGACGGAAGTATAATTGCACCGGTCAAAAAAAATGAGCTTACAGACCGTCCTATAACGGTTGATAGCTTACTTGTTACAGGTAGATTAAAGATAGAAGAACATTGTAAGAACTTAATAAACGCATTGAGCGAATTAGTATGGGATGAAAAGGAAGATATCCCAAAGGATGAGAACGTAAACAATATCAATGATGATTGGGATTCGTTCTGCTACACATTTATCACACATAGCAAATATATAGATTTAAGGAGGTAAGAAATAGAAACATCTAACACACGTAGACCGTGGTTTCAGAATTACCTAAACGACAGAGGGTATTATGTAGATACAAACGCAATTGAGATTATTGAATTGTGTAATAAGTGGTACACAAATACCGAAACAGAATTTCATACGGCATACACCTTGAACAATGAGGAATACACATTAGATAAGACAGACTTTGCAAAGCGTTTATGCGAGGATGACGCAAACCTTATTGAAATCCTAGATATAAACGCAACAGAGGACAGTACTACAAATGACATTATTTCAGACATTCTAACGAAGAATAGGTTTGATGTAATGTATAGGAAACAAGTTGAGCAAATGTCTGCAAACGGTACGGTAGGAGCTTATGTAACGGTATCTAATGCCGAGATTTATGAAGATGGTAGTTTCAGTGGGGGAGAAATCAGAATCAATTATTGTGATTCAATGAATATCCTTCCATTAACTGTTATAAATGATGAAATTGTGGAAGTTGCTTTCGTTGGAGTAAATTATGAGAAACTGAAAAAAGTATATGTGATGGTTATGTTCTTAAAAGGGCAAGACGAAAGATATATTGCAGAAACACATTACTTTAAAGATACAGGTTTAGAAATAAAAGAGCGTGCTCAGATTGTTCAATTAGATGTGATTAAGCCGTTTGCAATCATGAGAAATGCAAAGGTTAACAACTTACAAATGCAAGGGTACGGCTTGCCAAAGATTTGGAGCGCAATTGCTCCTTTGAAAACAATTGATTTGACAATGACAATGTGGAATCGTGATTTGTTGAAATCAGATAAAATCGTTCTTGTAAATGAAGCATTAATGCAGAAAGACAAGGATGGAAAGGTGAAACAGAATCCACAATTAAAGAATATCTTTGTTCAGTTAGGTAGAGATAAGCTACCGGAAGAAAAAGCTTTATGGCAGGAATACAACCCGACAGTAAGGACGGCAGAAGTTGTACAATCGTTAGAAACTGCATTAAGTATTCTATCAATGATGTTTGGATTTGGCACAAAGAAATACACGTTTGAGAGCGGAAGAATTGTGACGGCAACAGAATATATTGGTGAGAATCAAGACGCTATGAAGGAAGTAAATTCGCAACGTAAAGAATCTACTGCATATATTCAAGATATCATTCAAGCAATAGCGTACTTCTATGAGTTAACACAAGGCAGAAAGCTTAATATCAATTCATTAGATATTGCGATTGATTATGATGATACATACATCGAGGATAAACAAAGCACGGCACAAGCGTTAAGGAATGACGCATTAACATTTGATATTCCAAGATTAAAAATCATGTACTTTATGAAGCAATACGGCTTTACTGAAGAAGAAGCAACTGAGTTATTAAATGAAGAAATTCAAGATGATGGAGAGGGGGATGACGAAGAATAGCAACTACATATTTTCCATTCGTCTCAAGAAATGGCGATAGATTAGTATTATATGACGCTTTCAGAAGATTATTCTCAAGCTATTTCACAAATGGCGTGTTCATAGATGATTCTAGCACAGACCATTTAAGAGTTGAGAAAGCTCAAGGCTTAACATTAACAGTTAAAGCAGGAAGAGCAAATATTAATGGAGCGTTCTATTGGCAAAGGGATGACGAAACCATCACACTAGAAAAGAATAACGCAACTAAAAGTTACAATATCATTCTTAGATTGAATGATAATGACGCATACAGAAATATCGCATTGATTGCTAGTGATATTAATAATGGAATTACAAGAAGCGGTTCTATTTATGATTTAGTATTAGCTACGGTTACAGTGACAGGCAATGCAAGCGAAATTAAAGGTTCAGATATTACTGATACAAGGCTAGATTCTACACGTTGTGGAGTAGTTACAAGCACAATTAAGAGCGTACAATCGTTGGATTTATTTACTCAAATCACTGAGTTATTCAAAGAAATCAAGGCTCAGAATGAATCTGAAATGAACGCAAATAGAACAGAGTTCAATGAATGGTTTGAAACTGTAAAAGATACGTTAGACGCAAATACGGCAGGAAAGCTTTCTAACAGGATTTCAAATATTGAAAAGATGATTATGGAGAATCATTTCACTACGATTCTATTAACAGAAGATGGAACACTAGTGGATGAGAACGGTCATGAAATTCTTGCCGATTGGGCGTATGAAGTTGAAAAAGGTGAAGTAGGTAAAGATTGGACTTACAAGGTGAAATAGAGGAGGTATATATGAACATTATTGAAGTTGATGTAGGAAAGACAAAGCTATTTAGCATTGGGCAACAATACAATAGCAATGCGTTAGTGATTCATTTTGTAAATTTACCGAATCAAAAGAATAAATACATCTATTATAAGATTGATGATATTGAAGAAGAAATTCCTTTAGTAAGCGATTTATTTATCGTATCTAGACCATTAATGCTCCACAGTGGAGAAGTTAAAGCTCAAATCATCACACGTGATGAGAACAATTCAATAATTGAATTAACAAAGAATTTCACAATGAGAATACAACCTAGCAATTATAGTGGAATCGGTGAAGATGAGAACTATCCGGACGACCCAAACCTTAAGAATTACTATGTTAAAATTGACGGAAAGATTCAATCAATGGATGAATTGATTGCTCTAGTACAATCTAAATTGGATAATGGAGAATTTGTAGGTGCACAAGGTCCGAGAGGTGAAAAAGGCGAACCTGGTGAAAAAGGGGAACCCGGTGATGTGACTGAAGAATTCAAAAATCTAGCTAATCAAATTGCACAGAACGCATCTGATGCTCAAGTTAGTGCTACAAATGCACAAGTTAGTGCATCAAACGCTCAGAAGGCCTTGGATGATACGAAAGACTTTTCAAATCGAATAAAAACAGAATTGAATCAAATCAAAACTGATACAAGTGAATTGAGAGATGAAGCAAACACAAGTGCAACAAGTGCTAAAGCTTCAGAAGATAAAGCAAAGGAATATGCCGACAATGTAAAAGAAAGTACAGATGCAATTTCTCAGAACACAAAAGCTATCAATGAATTGAATGACAAAAAGATTACTAAATTCTATGCTAGTAATCAAGGTGAAACGCATGTATCAGATTCTGATAAAGGATTGATTCAAGACATGATGATATATGGCAAATCATCACAGGATGGAACACCTTCACCCGAAAATCCAGTTGAGATTAAGAGCGTTGTAAATCCAACAATCAAGGTTATTGGTAAGAACTTAATTAAATTTGATGAAAGCTTCAATAGTGATAATTTCGGAATTACTATGATTTACGAAAAAGGTGGAATAAGAATGACTGGTACCGCTACAGGTGATGGTAATATTCGTATTATTGACCCGAACAAGGAAATAATCAAATGGAACAAGAACAAATATACAGTTTCTTTAAAGGCTACAGATGTGTGTCTTGCATCCTTATATGTCGCAGATGCGAAAAACGATGAATGGGAATCAGTTGCAGGAGTAAATATTAATGAAACTAAAGCGTTTGAAAAAGCGATAGATGTTGTTGGTGTATTCATAACATTCGTAAAGGGAGAAACATATGATGTATTACTATATCCCCAAGTTGAATACGGAACACAAGCAAGTGAATATGAACCATACAAAGAGCAATCAATTGCTTTACCTATCACACTAAATGCAATCCCAGTATCTAGTGGTGGTAATGTAACGATTAACGGGCAACAGTATATTGCAGATTATGTAGATGTGGAACGAGGAAAAGTAATTAGAAAAGTCAACAAGTTAATTATAACTGGTGAAGAAAACTGGGAACTTGGCTATGAAGACTGGGCAACGTATCCACATGCTTTTAGATGTGACAATATGATATATAATATATTAAAAGGCAATGCTATGAATACAAAATATGAGTGGTATGGAAAAGAATCAAATCTACATTCAAATTCTTTGAATGCACCTTACGATAGATGTATAGGGGTTTCAGATTCTAGATTCTCAACCGTTGAAGAATTTACAAATGAATTAAAAAAACAGAATTCAAATGGAACACCATTAATTGTCTATTACATTACAAATACACCTCAAGAAGAGAATTTATCACTTGAAAAGATTGAGTTACTGAAATCATTGCTTACCTATTACCCAGTTACTAACATCACAGTTGGTTCAGACCAGTTAGACGGATATACAGTATTCAACTATCCAATAAGTATGGCTAATGGTTGGAATTATGTAAAGCAACAACTCAACGACAATCGTGATTATATCTATGACATGGATTTGCAATCTGCCGAAGCTTATGTAAATTCAGAGTACGCAGTAACATTAACAGAATTGGAGGTATAGAATATGCTATTTAAAACATTATTAAAATTAAAAGAAAAAAAAGGACTGACTGATGATTTGAAAAACAAAATTGATGTATTCTTTGCATGTGGAAGAATCACAGAAGAACAATACAAAGTGCTAATTGATTTTGCAGAATAGCAGTCAAGGAGGAATAAGATGGCAGGAAAACAAGTAACAGAATTAGACGCATTGCCTACATTTACGGATACAAGCTTATTACCAGTTCATAACGGAGCAGGATTGAAAAAAGGTACATTGTCGCAACTAATGGATTACATTGCAGAAAGATTCAGTAATCCAAATTTATTGCTCAACTCTAACTTTAGAGTTGACCAAAGAGGACGTGGAACGTACACGAATAACACTACGAAGCCAACGTATACACTAGATAGATGGATGAGCATTAATGCTGAGGTCGTATACAATATTGATGGTACGGTCACTATCACATCATTAGCTACTACCGATACAAGCTCATGGTTTAAACAAATCTTAGAGCACACAATCAATGATACGTGCACATTATCGTGCAATATCACGGCAGTAACAGGTAATGCGTATCTATACAATCAAAGAAATGGTAAGAAGATTGTAAAAGGATTAAACACAGTAACTTTATCTTCGTTAAAAGAAGCAAGTATCGAGTTGAAGCAAGGCGCATCAATCACGATTGAATGGATTAAATTAGAGAAAGGAAGCAAAGCAACAACTTATGTCGCACCAATCTACGCAGAAGAATTAAAAAAATGTGAGTATTATTATACGAAAATAGAATTAAAGGATTCTAGCTTGATAGTTGCGGGAATGAATGACGCTTATATTTATGTTCCCCATATTGAAATGAGAACAAAACCAACATTAAGTCTGAACAAATCATCCATAAAGTTTTGGAACTTTACAGAATCAAATGTAAACAATGCAAAGGCGGTAAATATAACTCTTGATAAGATAGTACAAAGTCAAGGATATGATGATGTAATATCCTTTAGGGGTTCGTTTGGCTCACAACCCGTACAATTTGGACGAATCATAGCAAGTAATAGTGATTTTACAACCGTTAAACTCGATGCAGAAATCTATTAAGGGGTGAAATTATGTATAAGGTATATATTGAATTAAATTCGGATAATGATATTACATCTATTAACTCAGAGCTTTTCTTATCTCAAGAAGAAAAAGCGAATATGACTTTGATTGATGAGGGTGAAGGTGATAAATACTCACACGCTCAATCTCAGTATTTAGATAAAGGATTAATTGATAGACATGGAAGATACAATTATAAATTCACGGAAGGAAAGCTTGTAGAAATTTCAGAGGATGAGAAACCGGAAATCACAAAACCAAAAGCAGTACCAACTGAGCAAGATAGAATCAATGCACAATTGATGTTACAAATTGCTCAATTAAAAGCACAAATGAATGGGGTGAAGTAGTATGAGTTACGAATTAATCAAATCATATTATGAGTTAGGCTTATTCACAAAGAGCGATTTGGAAATGTTTGCTTCTATCGGATGGATTACAGAAACTCAGAGAAAAGAATTAATTAAATAGGCTTTAAAAGCGTTTTAAAGGGCATTTAAGCCCTTTTTCTATAGGAGGGTATAAAATGTTAGGTGAAGAAGAACAAAGGGAACAAGAACGCAAAGAACGGCAAGAAGAAAGAAAGCAAGAACGCCTACAAAAGCAGATTGAAAAAAGGCGAAAACTTGAAGAAAGAGAAAGAAAAAGCGTAAAGCGTGCAAGTGTATTTGAATTAGGAATGATGATATTCATTTCAAATAAAATTCGAGAAGTTTTGGAAAAAGCTACAAAAGAAAATGCAAATTTTAATACGATATTAGCCGAAAGTTTAGCGGACATTCGCAAATTCACAAAGAATGAGACAAAAAAGCTAAAAAAAGACATAACAAAAGCTATGAAAGAGGACATGAAAGACAATATTGTTGGTACTGTAGATTTAATCAAGGAAGCAAGTGGAAAAAAGCCTAAAATTACAATCTCCGTTGAAGTATTAGGAAAGACAGTAGATGTCGAGAACAAATATAAGAAATATTTAAAATCTAAAGCAAAGTATGCAATGGGAACATATGCAAAAGAGTCATTGGATATTCCATTGGCATTTACTAGAATTGTTCAAGAAGAAGTTAAGAATGTAGTGCAAGGTAAATGTACGATAGACGATTCATGTAGAAAAGCTATTTCAAAATTAGCAGATAGTGGAATTAAAATCATTGAGTATGATACAGGAGTTAAAAGAAATGTGGATGTATGGGTGAGACAACAAATGCAGTATGCAGAAAAAGAATCATCACAAGAAATTAACAATAAATGTGCTAAAGATATGGGAGTTACTGTATTTGAATTTGACGCTCACGCAAACGCAAGACCAAGTCATAAGAAGTGGCAAGGGAAACGATACGATACGCAAGGGAAACTATATCCTAGCTTGTTTGAATTAACGCATGGAGAAGAAAAAGACTATGGATGTAGGCACTTTGCACAACCTGTTTGGGATGTTGATATGCCGTATGCCTACACCAAAGAACAATTAAAGAATATTGATACAAAACCTTTCACATTCCAAGGAAAAAAATATAAAGGATATGAAGCTAGACAGTATCAAAGAGAGCTAGAAAGAAATATTAGAGCATTAAAGAGGGAAGTAATCTTATTGGACAATCAAGGATTAAGCAGTACAGAAGCCAAAATCAAGCTAAAACACGCAAATGCAACGTATAAAGCTTTCAGTTCTGAAATGGGAGACAGAGTTCACAACGATAGGCTTAGAATTGGCTAAAACGCTCACATTGTGAGCTATTATTCAAGCTAAAATATAGTTAGCCAAAACCATACCGGAGAAGATTCGGTTTATAAAAGACTTTAGGAGGGCACATGAAAAACATTATTGAAATTTTAAAAGAATCAAACATTGAATTAACCAAAGAACAAGAGGACTCAGTTACAAAGCTAGTAAATGACAACTATAAGACGATTGCAGAGTTCGAAAGGCAGAAAGACAAGCTATCTTTAGCAGAGAACAACGCAAAGGATATTCAAACAAAGTTTGATGATTTCAAGAAAAACTATGATGGAGTTGATGTACAAGAATTGAAAAAAAAAATCAATACATTGACGAATGATATTGAATCTCAAAAGACAAGCTACGAAGTTCAGATTAGCAAAATGAATCTTGATTCTGTATTAAGCGCAAAAGCTAAAGAATACGGATGTAAAGATTTCGATTTAGCAAAATCACAATTCAACTATGAAGATTTACTAGATTCAAAAGACCAAACAAATGATATTGACAAAGCTTTCAAGACTTTGAAAGAGAATAAGCCAATCTTATTTGAAGAAGAACAAAATGAGCCTAGTGTTAAAGGCAATATTGTTGGAAACAGTGGGCAAGGAGAGAACCCAAACGCCGAAGATTTATTGCTTCGTCAAGCAATGGGTTTAACTACAGAGAAGAAATAAGGAGGATTTAATTAATAGCAAATCAAATTGCATTAGCTAAAACGTATGTCTCAAATTTGGATGAGGTATATAAGTTAGCTTCAGTAACAGGTGATTTAAACGCAGACGCTACAATGGTAAGAGCAGGAGCGAACGCAAAAGAAATCATCTATCCACAGATTTCCGTAAAAGGTTTAGGAGACTATGATAGAAATAGTGGTTATACATCTAACGCAGTGACATTAGAATGGAAAACTGCAACATTTGACTATGATAGAGGTACTAAGATTGCAGTAGATACACAGGACAACGCAGAATCAATGAATATTGCATTCGGTAGGGCAGGAGCGGAACTTATGCGTACAAAGGTAGCACCGGAAGCAGACGCTTACACATTCGCTAAAATTGCAGGAACAGAAGGAATCACAACAGTTGCCGAAGATTTCGCAGATGCAGAAACATTCTTGAGCGCATTATTAAAAGCCACTACTAAAATGGATGAAGATGAAGTTCCTAGCGAACAACGTATCTTGTATTCGACACCAACATTATTAAACAGTGTTAAGGCGTTAGATACATACAAATCTCGTGAAGCTTTACAAGGATTCGCAAAGGTTGTTCCTGTACCTTCAACACGCTTCTACACGAAAATTAAATTGTTGAGTGGAAAAGATACAGAGTTAGACGGCGGATATAAGAAGGCAGAGGATGGACACGTAATCAACTTCTTGATTGTTCACAAACCTTCCGTCATGAAATGGGATAAACACACTGTTTCAAATGTAATTCCGGCAAGCAATAACATTGAATCAGATTCAGATGTATTGAAATATCGTAAGTATGGAATCGTTGATGTATACGCAAATAAGGTAGCAGGTATCTACTTATCTGCTAGTGCAAAGTAATGGCAACGGAAATCGGATGGGGTTATCTTTCTATCACTCCAAATGTTGAACAACCAAAAACCGAAGAACCTACAGTCGATGAAGAAGTAAAAGAAGAACCCACAGAAGAAAAAGAGGAAGCTAAACCTCAAGATAAAAAGAAAAAGTAGCATAAAAAGGGGGTTGTAAAATGAACAATATTTTAGATTGGGAATATTACAATTCCCATTTTCCTAAATTCGATGAAAGTCAATTCAATCAGTATTCTTACAAAGCGGAAGCAATGGTATTGAAGTATGTAAATGTTGATTCTATTAACGAACAGAACGAAGATACTTTAAAAGATTGTATCTGCGATGTTTTAAACAATGTAATCTTTCAAGATTCAATTGATGGCGTATCAAGTATTTCAAATGGTGGATATTCCAAAAGCTTTATAAACGCTTCACACACTGACAAAAGGAACACGCTTGAGGATATTATCACCTTTTGGTTAGGCGATACCGATTTAATGAAAGAAAGATGGATTGCATTATGATAGGATTTTTTGAAGATTCAATTACACTTGTAAACCACTACTACGATACATTGACGAGAGAAGATAGGTTTCAAGCTTCAATTCTTGATAAATGTATGTGGAGACAATCTACTGTTAGAACTGCAAATGGTAATATTCTGAGCATAGCCACATCCACAAATATTACCATTCTATATCGTGAGGGATATGTTGAACCTTACGTTTATGCAAAACTTTCAAATGATGAGAAACAAAAGCATTTCACATTGAATACAGATAAGACAGATTTCGTATTCTTTGGAGAAGTAGAAGAAGATTTATCTAGTATTAAAGCAATAAATGAAGCTAAAAAGAAATACAAATGGACAACAATTCAAAGTGTGACAGATTGTACGAATGTCGATATGTTGAAGCATTGGGAGGTTGTTGGTCAATAGGAATGAAAGTCAAACTTGATGTTAAATCACTTCAAGAATTTAAACAATCAAGAGGGCTTGAAGAACGTGGACGAGTTCAACAAATGATTGATTCTGAAGTCATTAGGCTTATGTCCCCTTATACGCCTAGAGACACAGGAGCATTGATTAATTCGGCTACAAGATTGACACAAATTGGTAGTGGATTAGTAAAACAAGGTGGGCCAAGTGCTCCATATGCTAGACGTTGGTATTACAATAAAGAGAATGCTCATTTCGTAGGAGGTAAAACAGACCATTGGTTTGAAAAAGCTATGCGAAATGGTGGAGCAGAAACAATCTTGAAGAAAGCACAACAAATGATAGGAGACGGAGAATGACAGTATCAAAAGCATTGATTCAATGGTTATATGGCTATGGAAATATACAGATAGATGAACGTATTGAAACGGATGTTTTAGCGCAACAAGCTATCTCTTATGCGTTGTATAAAGAACCTAACGCAATTGTAGATACATACATTGACGGCTCTCAAATGCGTACAGAATACTACACGTTTCTAGCACGTAGGAATACACAAATCGAATCTGAAAGGCAAGACAACAATTCCTTCTTAGAAGAATTGGGAGAATGGATTGACGAAAAGAATTTAAATGGAGAATTGCCACAACTAGGCGGAAACAAATATTGTGATGATGTTTCCGTTTCAAGTGGTTTATATCTATACACAAATGAAGATAGTCAAGCAGTATATGCATTAACTATTCAAATCAAATACAGAAAGGAGCTTAATTAATAACAACTACAGGAACTGAAGTTAATACAGGACAGACAGTCAAGAAGTATATGATTGGATTGTTCTTACAAATGGGAGAAGCTTACAAACGAATTAAAAAGTCTACAACTTTAGATATTGCATTTAATAGCGAAACTGAAACATATGACTTTATCGCAGATAAGAACCCAACTGAATCGTTAAAGAGTTATTCACCTCAGATTTCGCAAGATTTAACAATGATTAAAGGCGAAGATGATTTTGAATATATTTACGAACAAATGATGAAATCCGTACCAAACAACGAAGAAGTAAATACAAAGGCATTACTTGTATTTATGTTTGATGGAGACAAAACAAAAGGATATAAGGCGTGGGAAGTTGACGCTAAATTAATTTTCGATACATTAAGCGGTGTCGATTCAAAAATCAACTTCAACATTAACTTTGCAAGCGATATTCGTGTCGGCGTTGCAAAGGTAGCAGATGGAACAGTAACATTTACAGAAGGCACATCAGAAGTATAAAGAAAGAAGAGGTAAATCATGAATAGAATCACGTATGAAGGAAAACAGTATGAAATCCCACCTAAAACAATTGAAGTATTAAAAGCAGAGGACGCTTGTAACGCATATCATGCTACACATGAAGAAGCATATCGAGCTAAATTCGACTATCTAAAAACAGTATTAACAGATGAACAGATTGAAAGCATGTTAGGTAGCGTAGATATTGAACAAGTAGATTTAATGGAAGTGTTATATATTGTGAATTTAATTGATGAAGAATATTCAAGAAGAACAAATGAACAAGCAATGAAGAAAGCTAGAACATTAATGAACGATAAAGCAATCAAAAGCTTAATTGATGCAAGCAATGCAGTTTCAAAGGTTACGGAAAATAAATGATTGATTTACGGACAAAAGGCTTGCCAAATAGCATACAATCGCTAGATGGCGAGCCTATTTTATTAAATACAGACTTTCGCTTGTGGATAAGATTCTATGAAGAATTAGAGCGATTCAACAATCATGTTGTTGATGAAATAGATTGCTCTTATTTATTTGTAGATGAACCACCTATCATAGATAAGCATATATTAAAAGAGCTAGAACGATTCTTATATAATCCTTCTAGTACGCCTAGAAGTGATTCTACAGGTGTTAAGACTTTAGACTATGTGCAAGATGGGGAATATATTTATTCGGCTTTTATGCAACTTTACGGAATTGATTTGACGGAATGTGATATGCATTGGCATAAGTTCTTAGCACTAGCCAATAATATAGTTGGTGATTCTACATTATGGGGATATGCAAAGAGCGTTAGAGGTTATGAAAAACCTTCAAAGAATGATACGCAAGATAAAGCATATCAAAGAGCAAAAGAAGCGTGGTCTTTCCCAATCGAATTAACAATAGAGGAACAAGAAATGAAAGATGAATTTGATTCATATTTTGATGTTTAGAAAAGGAGGTGGCAAATTGAATATCGGACGGAACATTAAAGTTTGAGACGAAAATTGATACAAGTGGTCTTGAGAATGGTATTAAATCGGTAAAAGTTGTATCAAGTGAAGCCACAAACGCTATCAAAGATACTTCAAAAGCAATTGATAAGCTAGGTTCTGAAGGTTCAAAAGCACCACCAAAGATTAAAGATAAACTTAAAGATTTAAACGAAGAGCAAAAGAATACACAAGCAGAAACGCAAGAAACAGGTTCAAAGTTTGATGTATTTAAACAAATCGGAAACAGTGCCTTAGAATCAATTCAAGGTGGATTTGATGGACTATTAGGAAAGATTCAGAATATCAGTCCGGAAGCTACTGCAATCACTGATGCCCTAACAGAATTAGGCGTGGGAGGTGTTGTAGGCGTTACTGCCGTAGCAGGAGCTATCGGTGGTATGGCGTTAGCGATTAAGACAGGTGTTAACCAAGCTACTGAATTAGATGACGCTATGGCTAAATTCCAAGCTAAAACAGGTGCTTCAAGTAATGAAATGAATAAATTTAAAAACATTGCTCGTGATGTTTGGTCAAACAATTTCGGTGAAGATGTTTCAGATGTTGCCGATATGATGGGCCGTGTTAAACAACAAATGCAAGGCATAAGTGATGCCGATTTAAAGAATGTTACTGAGGATTTGATTACATTAAGAGACGTTTATGGAATGGACGAGAACGAAACATTAAGAGGTGCAAAGCAATTAATGGAACAGTTTGGAATTAGTTCTAAAGAAGCTTTCGACCTTATGGCTAAAGGAGCACAAAATGGTTTAGATTATTCCGGAGAATTAGGTGATAATATCGCAGAATATGCCGGTAAATTTGCTCAAGCAGGATATTCGGCAAAAGAATATTTCCAAGCTATGACAAATGGTGTAAAAGGTGGTTCTTATAACCTTGATAAAATGCAAGACGCAGTAAATGAAATCACTACACGAATGTCAGACGGAACTATTGAAGGAGCGTTAGATAGTTTCAATGATAAGACAAAAGAAGTTTTTAAGGCATATAAAGAAGGTGGCGCAACACAAAAAGATGTGCAAGACGCAATTGTCCAAGATATTAAGGAAACAACAAATCAACAAGAAGCATTAAATAAAGCAAGTATCGCATTCGGCACAATGGGAGAAGATTTCAACCTTAAGTTTATTACATCCTTATCATCTGTAGGTGATGAATATAACAATGTAGCTGGAACAATGGATAAGGTTAAAGCTATTGCGAATGGTGGCCTAAAGAACGCATTAAGTGGATTAGGACGTGCGTTTCTCAATTCATTTACTCCAATAGGCGAACTTATTACTCCTATTCTTGTAGGCGTTATAGGATTAATTACATTAGCTATACAAGGTATTCAACAAGGATTTGCTAAAGTTGGTGATGTAATTTCAAATGTATTAAGTAAGATTGATACAAGTGGAATCACAGAATTAACAAGTCAAGTTTCTAAAGTATTAGCTCCTGCGTTTAAAGAAGTTAAAAAAGCTATCGATGAAATGAAAACGGCTCTTGAACCTATTGCAAAAGATATATTAAGCAAGATTATTGAAGCTATTCAAAACATTGTGAATCAAGCACAAAAGATTCTGAGCGTGGTTGGTCCACCTATCCTAGCGATTATAAAGATGGTGATTTCAAATATAGTTGGATCAATTCCTGTAATCACATCTATTCTTTCGATAGTTGGAAGTGTTGTAAGTGGAATCATTTCGTTTATTAGTATGGTAATTTCATATATTGGAAGTGCAATTTCTACAATATTGTCTATTGTCATGCAAATTGTTCAAATCATTGCATCTATCATATCTAATATTTGGTCTTTAATCGTAACTATTGCGACAAATATTTGGAGCAAGATAAATGAAGTAGTATCTGCAATCATTCAATTTGTAAGTGGTTTATTTCAGTCAATTTCAAGCGTATTTGAAAACATATGGAATGTTATCAAAGGTGTATTCGATAATGTTGGAAATATTGTACAAAATGTGATTGATATAATTGATTCTAGCTTCGCAGGTGTAAAAGATACTATTTCAAATGTATTTGATGATGTGTGGTCAAAAGTAAGAATCGTGATGGATAAAGTAGGAAATAAGATTTCAAATGTTCTACATGGAATACAGAATGCATGGAGCGGTTTAAAAGGATTTGTAGGTGGCGTATTTAGTGGAATTGAAGGAGCAGTAAGTTCATTAGTTGGAAGTGTAAAAGGAATGGTAAATGGTGTTATCGGTGGCATTAACGGTGCAATCAGTATCATCAATAAGATTCCCGGAGTTAGCATTGGAAAGATTCCAAAACTAGAACGTGGTGGTGTATTGAAACGCGGTCAAATTGGTTTGTTGGAAGGTAATGGAGCAGAAGCAGTCGTGCCATTAGAAAGAAATAAAGCGTGGATTCGTGCCGTAGCGAAAGACATGGCCCAAATTATGCCTAGCGTTACAACGAATAACAACGGACAGACAATCAACTTCTACAATAAAGTTCAAAGTCCGGATGAAATTGCTCGAATGTTAAGAATGCAAGCAAGATATGGATATGGAGGTGTAATTCAATAGACATCAATAAAGTAAGAGTTATCGTCCGTAGGGATGATGGCAAAGAATTTGAAATTGATAATCAGAAAAGATGGAAGATTCCTTCAAGTGATGGATTAGATGGATTTGATTATGTAGCACCTTCATATACTACTCAAGATAACGCATTTGGAAATGGCGCTAGATTAATCGGTTCACGTATTCCAACGAAAGAAAGAAGCGTGAAAGCTATCTTTAAAGGTTCACTAGAAGAAAAAAGAGAAGAAAGGGAGAAGCTACGGAGCTTCTTCCAATATTCTCATGTATTTGATGTGATAGTTGAGTACATGGGAGAAAAGAAATATTGCAGAGGAAGGTTATATGCGTATAGCTTGCCTACAGTTAACATCTACAAAGATTTAGAGCTTAACTTTACGATTCTATGCACACAACCTTTATTACTTTCATTTGATGATTTCGCAAAGAATATCGCAGAAATTGGTGAAGGTTTAGCGTTCAATTTTGAAATACCGGAAACAGGCGTGAACTTTGGAACATTTACATTCGCTAGAGAAATCTATATTGACAATCAAGGTGATACAGAAACATATTGTAGAGCAGTGATTGAAGCATTTGGAGAGGTAACAAATCCGAAACTATTCAACAAAGATAAATATATTCGTGTATTAGATACATTGCATAATGGGGATGTATTAGAAATTGATTTAGTTTCTGAGCCTATTTCGATTAAAAAGAATGGAGTGAATTGTATCGGTAAAGTTGACAGAACATCATCATTTAATGATATGACTATTCAGTTGGGGGAAAATATCATAGGATATACTGCCGATAACGGAGATACGAACCTAGCTTGTACGGTTTATTATAATGAAAGGTATTTAGGTTTATAGTATGTCTTATTTCGGATTAGATAAAGATTTCAATATTGTTACACATCTAGCACCTTACAACGTGCAGTGGAATCGGCGATATTATGAAACAGGAGATTTTGAGATTTATATTGATATAGGGCAGTATTCAAGCGATATCCAATATATCTATTCTACTGAGGATAAAGAGTTAGGGATTGTAGAAATACCACATTATTCCGTTTCTAATAACACGAAACAAATGTTGCTTAGAGGTTCTTTTTTCGAAAAGATTCTAGCAGACGATTGTGTTTATCCTACATTCTCAAGCAGTGGAAAGATTGTTGATGTGGTCAAGAAGCTATTAGACAAGTATTGCTCATGGGAAATGAATTACAAATATGATGAATCAATTACTGATACCGTAGATGTACAAGAAACAGGAGCTAGCCTTGATAAAGAACTGTATGAGCTTCTATATCCGTACGAAATTTCGTTTCGTATAGAATATGACTATGTTTCGAATTCATTTACATTCGTATTGTATCGAGGTCGTGACTTGACTCAAAACAATACAGAAGGAAATAATTTCGTTACGTTCTCAACTGAATTTGGAAACATTGAAGAACCGGACGTTATGATTGATTCTAGCAAATACAAGAATTATGCAATCATTTGTGGCGAAGGTCAAGCAGAGTGTCGTATTTACGTTGAATATGACGCTAGAAAAGATAAGAATGAAAGAATCAAGAAATTGTATGTAGACGCACGTTCTGAGCGCATGGGAGAAGGTACAACACTTGAAGAATATAAAAAGGTATTGATTCAAAAAGGAATAGAAAAGCTTGCAGAGTGTCAGATTGAAGAGAATGTCAATTTTAACCTTAATACAGATTCATATGAATACAAGGTGGATTATGATTTAGGCGATAAAGTGGATGTAATCATATCAGAAATTAATTTGGTAATGACTGCAAGGATTAAGAACGTATATGAAGTTATTAAAAGTGGATACAGAACCTTAGAATTAGAGGTTGATAATTTAAAAATTATGTAAGGAGTGAATTTAATAGAAAAGAAAAATGGAGGATTTAAACAAATAGCAAGAAGTATGTATTTTCTAGACAAAATGAATGCAATGGGGGGTGTAGCCGTTGCCGTATTAACATATGTTTTAGGCGAGCATTGGTATTTATTTGCATTCTTCTTATTCATGAATGTAGTGGATTATGTTACAGGATGTATGAAGTCGGCGATTAATCATAAAATCAATAGCAATAAAGGATGGATTGGAGTTCTAAAAAAACTAGGCTATTGGATTATGATTGTAGTTGCGTTCACGTTCAGTGCATTCTTGGTAGAGATTGGAAAAATGCTAGGAATTGATTTCCATGTAACCACATTATTAGGTTGGTTTGTATTAGCTTCTTTGTGTATTAATGAAGTGCGTAGCATTATTGAGAACCTTGTACAATGTGGATATAGCGTTCCTAATGTATTAACTAAAGGATTAGAAGTAGCAGATAAAATCATTAACGAAGAACAGAACAATGACGAATCAAGTACCTTGGAATAAGATTATTTTAGAAGAATTTATTAATCTAGTTTTATTAACTAAAGATGAAGAAATGATTCTAAGAACTAGAATATACGGATGGACAGTCAGAGAACAAGCCGATAGATTGAATATGAGTGTTTCTAGTGTGAATAGAATCATCAAAAGAATAAAGAACAAGTATGATGAAGTCGAGAAGTATAGCGCAGTCCTACCACCAAGAAAAAGCAGTGAAAAAGAAATGTATCTAGATAAGAATTAAGAGGTTGAAAAACCTCTTTTTTTGACATTTATCTGATATTAATGTGAAAACAAACTGAGATTGCATATGAATATAATTAGGAGTGTAAAGAGGTGAGCGAAATGTATAATCCAATCAATGACAGAATTAACAATTTAATGAATCAAAAGCAGATGATTGAATCGCAATTACAAAACATTCAACAATTAGCAAATATTCCACCCATTAATATTAACAACCAAATCACCCCTAACATGGCATTGAATGATTTCAATGGTAAGTGGGTTAATAATGAACAAGAAGCAAGGAATATGATGGTGAATGGTTTGCCTAGTATTATGCTAGATAGAAATGATTCAGTATTCTACATGAAGTCTTTAGACGGCAGTTTCAAAAAATATAGATTCCAAGAAGAAACAGAGCCGAAGAAAGATGGTATTGAACAACGCTTAGACAAGCTAGAAGCTATGATATTAGGTCTAAAAGACGGAAGTAATATAAATACAAAGGCAAACAAAGAAATGCCTAGAAAGGAGCTTAAAGCGTGAATCCTTTAATGAATATGATGAACCCTCAACAAATGTTGTTGGGTATGTTACAACAACGAAATCCACAAGCATTTAATCAAGTTCAACAATTAATGCAATGTGGGCAGAATCCCCAAGTATTGCTTAATAATATGATGGGGCAGTTAACGCCACAACAAAAACAACAATTTGAAAACGTGGCTTCTCAGTATGGGCTAAAACGCTAATTGCGTTGAAAGGAGGAAATATAAATGGAAAGCATGAATGGTATTCAACCAATGTACGATTTAGCAGACAGAAACAACAATGAATTTGGTGGAGGATATTGGATTTGGATTATCCTTTTATTCTTGTTATTTGGTGGAAATTGGGGTAACAATGGCAACCTACAGAATGACGAATTAATGAATCAAGAATTTATTAAACGTGATTTGTTTAACACAAATCAGAATGTATCTAGCCAAGGTTTCCAAAATTCAAGAGACATTTTAGAAAGCAGATACACAACTCAATTAGGTTTGCAGAATCTAGGACAACAGAATCAAGAATGTTGTTGCGCGACACAAAGAGCGATTGACGGAGTAAACGCACAAAATTTTAAAAATACGTGCGATATTACCACTGCAATTCACTCAGAAGCCGAAGCAACAAGAGCATTAATCAATGCTAACACAATGCAAGATTTGCGTGATAAATTAGCAGATAGAGACAGAGATTTATTAACTGCGAACTTCCAATTAAGTCAACAGGCACAATCTGCAAATATCATTAACACATTGCAACCAACGCCAAAACCTGCATATCTTACTTGCTCACCTTATTATGCATACAATATGACAGGTTGTGGATGTAGCCAAATCTAGCTCGAAAGAGATTAGGCAATAGCCTTTGGATTATAGGGTAGTCGAAAGGCTACCCATTTATTTTATATAGGAGGAAAAGAAAAATGATTAATAGTATAGCAACGGCAGTACAGACAGTAGCAAACGGACAAAATGTATTATTTCCAACAGATAGAGTAAGAACGAAATCTTGCCAATGCGCTTGTAAAGGTTGGCTCGCTCATGATGTAGGAAGTGGACTATTTACGTTAACAAAACAAGGAATCTATGAGGTAGAATATACGGCAGACATTACAAGTGCAACGGTAGGAGTAGCTTCTTTGGAATTAGAACAGAATGGAGAAATTGTAGGTGGAACACAATCTTTATATAATGTAGCTACGGCTAGTGCATACGGAAATGTAAGCGGAGCTACATTGATTCAAGTACCTTGTGGAGCTTCTTACACAATTACACTAGGTAATAATAGTGGCTTAGATTTATCTGTTCAGAACGCAAATATTATCATCAAGAAATTAGCGTAGGTGTATCATGAAAGAGGTTAGAAAAAGGAATCTAGACCTCTTAACCGAAGCGATGAGAGGATTAGAAAAAGGATACAATGATTTAGACTTTAGAGTTATGAGCCAAGCTTTAGACAACATCAAAGACATTGATACAATACTAGCTATGAGTGATGGAAGAACGGCTATAAACGCATTAAAAACAAATGATACAGATATTGAAGGAACAGAAATTGATGATAATATTGCATTGATGAATAGCCATTTTAGGAAATACATAGAAGCAAAGAAAGAATATCGGAAAGGCAATAATGAAATTGATAAACAAAATTCAATTCGTGAATTAGAATCTTTTCTTAGCGCTATGTATGGAATTCTAGAAGAAATGAAAACGTCTAGCGACTTTCAAGAAGAAAGAGAAATGGTAAGAGATAAATTAAGAGAAATGTTCTCAGTATATCAATAATAAATATCCTCTTTATGTGCTATAATCGACATATAAGGAGGATTTTTTTTAATAAATTATCAAGATTTTAAAAAAGCCGTATTAGGCAAAGCATTCGACATTGACGGATATTATGGTGCTCAGTGTTGGGATGGAACTATGAAGTACATGATTGATTTAGGATATAAAGCAATTCACTGTACTACAAGCGGTTATGCAAAAGACATTTGGAACAATCGAAAAACAAATGGAATCTTAAATTATTGTAATGAAGTCACTGTTATGCAACCCGGAGATATTGCAGTATTTAGAGAAGTAGCAGGATGGACTCCATACTCGCACATTGCAATTTTCGACCACGACGCAGGTGGTGGATACGGTTGGTTCTTAGGGCAGAATCAAGGTGGAGTAAATGGGGCATTTAATTTATGTAAATTACCATACAGTGCTACCTTTGATACTGCATTTAGACCTAAATGTTTCGTAAATCAAGCTCAAAATAGCGATTATAGCGAATCTAAATTAATAGATGAGCACGCTTATGCTACGCTTAAATATGATATTCAAAAGCGAAGAGATACACCTACAGGTTTGGCGGTTGAAACATTGAAAAGTGGCAGAAAATTAGAATATACCCAAAAATGGATTGGGAATGGTCATAGATATATTTCGTGGGTTGAACATCAAGCAGATGGTGCAAGCTATCGTTATTTCGTAGCAGTGAATGGAAATGAAGCTGGTACAGAACCTTGGGCAGAGTTTACTTCTATTGAAGAGCAGAAACCCACTGAATCAATTACCCTAACACAAGAAGATGGCGTTGCTACGTTCACTGTAGATGGTATTAGAGCACGTTACGACTCACCAAATGGTACAGTATGTAAGACATACAACACTGGTGATTCAATTCGCTATTATTGGAAATATGTGGGCAATGGACATAGATATGTAGTATATAAAGATGGCGATAGAAAAGTATTTGTCGCAGTATCTGCTACTGAGGATAGAAGCCAAATGTGGGCAACATTTTCAGAAGTAAAAGAAGAAACTAAACCAGTAGAAAAGCCAATTGAAAAAGTTGATTATACAAAGAATATCAAAGGATATGGAGTTGATGTATCAGAGCACAACACAGATATTAACGTATCAAAATATGATTTCGTGATTATTAGAGCATGCTATGGTGATAACTCAGATAAGAAGTTTGAAAGTTTTGTAAAAGCTTGTGAAAATGCAAATATTCCTTATGGCGTATATTGTTATGATTATGCACTAAATGATGAACAAGCAAAGGCAGAGGCTAATTACATTTTAAATTTAATCAAAGATAAGAATGTACAACTAGGTGTATGGTTCGATATGGAAGATGCAGATGCTTACAAAAAGAAAAATGGTGTATTAACAAAAGAAAGATGCACAAAATCTTGTAAAATCTTTTGTGACATTCTAAAAGAAAAAGGATACTACACAGGTGTTTATACTTCTACTTCATGGATTGGAACTTACGTTGATACAGAATACCCTTTATGGATTGCTAACTGGGGTACAAATGATGGAAATATTCAATCAGACCAATCTAGTGTAGGTGTTATTCATCAATATACATCAAATCCATTGGATAAGAATGTAATATATCACGATATTGAGTTCTATAAGTCAAACCCAATCAAAGAAGAGATTAAAAAAGATGATTCAAGTGATGATTCAAAAAATGATAAAATTAATGTAGATGGAATCAATCGGATTATCACTTTGATTTTAAAATTATTAAAAAAGGTGTCGAAACTATTTAAATAATAATAAAGCCTACGTGTAATGCGTAGGCTATTTTTATTTTTCCAAAAAAGTTATTTACAAGTATATACTTGTATGTTATACTATATATGTGGTCAGATAAAGGCAAGGAATTAAAGGAAAGGAGGATGGTCAATGAGCCACAAAAAAAGCAATCACAAAGCAGAACGGGTAAACATCTACTTAGAGATTGCTAAGAATGTT